AAAAGATCCATTATAGCTCAAGCCATAAGCAATCTTTTTAATATTCTCAGCAAGATCATCAGTCAAAATATCAGAAGCATAATACTTACGTAAACTCTCTCTAAACTCTGCTGGCTTAATATAATATTCCTCTTTAGCTGTTTTAGACATTCTACCTTATTATAGCCTATGCTCAAGAAATATCAACTAAAGATGTTCCTTATATTTAGTTTATCTCTGTTTCCTTATATTGAATCTTCTCTTTATCGTATATTGTTTTGCGCTTATTACAATGCGCCACTCCGTAATTGAGCTGATCACATATATCAAAAATAATAAGTTTGTCTTTTGAGTCATGCTTACGAAGACCTCTACCAATTGATTGTACTGTACGTATAAAACTCTTACCACCAGATGCAAAAATAATATTGTGAAGATTTTTAACGTTAACACCAGTCGCAAAAATTGCACTAATTGCAACAACCACTACATTAGTTTCTTTCTCCATTATAGCTTTAATTTTTTCACGCTCTTCAACATCAACTGATCCTTGAATAAAGTATACCCGTTTACCGTCAATTTGCTGAAGATATTCCATAATAACCTCCCCATGGGCGATATGATTGACCATTATAAGAGTATTATCAAACAACTTTGCAACAAGCGATTTAAGAATATTATTACGCCTATCATTATTATATATAAATTCGAGTTCATCTCTATATCCAGTCTGTCCACTAAAGTGTGGTCTTGGACTATATTTAATTTTTAATATTTTAATATTAACATTTGCAAGATAATCTTCCAGACGTAATTCAAATGAGGACTTCTCATATATTACTGGTCCAAGTTTTCCAATTATAGACCATTTGTTAAGATTATCTTCTGGCAATGTACCTGTAAATCCAAATTTATTTGGAGTTTTAATTTGTTGTACTATTTTAGATATTTTGTTACCTGCTGTTATTTTATGACACTCATCAACAATTAATAAGTCAATATATTTTAACCAATCACTCTCATCAAATCTACTTTGAATAATTCCAATATTAGCAACAATTACATTAGCTGTTAGGTCCGGTTTAGTTTTACCCGTCCACTTTGTAAGTTTATATGTAGTACCACAATTTAAAAATTCTTCATATGTTTGAGTTACTAGACCTAAATCAGGTACAAGCATTAAACACTTAAAAGTATCTTTATCCTTTGATACTCTAAAGAAGTTTTCAATTAAGGCTGCTGTGGTAAAAGTCTTTCCTGCTCCTGTACCAAGTACACAAGTACCTGTACCAAGTCTCATTGCCTTGCGTATTACTTCTTCTTGATATTCCCGTAATGTAAATTTAAAATCATCAAATAAATCCGCGTCAATTCCCACCTTCAAAGATTTTTCTAACTTGTCTGTTACTTCTATAGGTTCGTTAATTTGTCTTTTAATTAGATACTGACGAACTTCCCAGTATAGCCCTAGTTCACACGTACCCGTTGGTGTTATAACATATTTACGCCTNGGAACAAATCGGGCATATCTTCTAGCGAAGTGAGCGCCTGTATTTTCTACAGAAAAATGTTCTCGAATACTATCAAATAACTCTGTATCAGAGCATTTTATAATTAATTTACCTGGTTGTCTTGCTGTAGGTGTTTTATAATCAAACTGTATCATTACATTTGTTCCATTTTCATTATTTCAACAGCATTTTTAATATCAAATCCCATTTGAGACATAGTTTTTTCAACTTTTTCTAAGTACTCAATAATAATATCCAGCTCCTTAATCTTAGATGTTAACGTGTATAGTGATTCATGCCTTTCAGCCGCTTGCTCTGCTGCTGATTGAGATAACTTCACTGGTGAAGTAGCTATTACTTCCTTAGTAATGTTTTTCTTTAACTGCTTTTTCTTTTCAAACGTATGATTACGTTCTATTTTAGTTTTAATAAGTTGAGCTACCCAATAATGTTTTCGTGCAGGCAATCTTAACGACTGCTCTTTAATATTGAAATCATCAAGTACTAGATCCTTACCTACCTCTTCGATGTATTTTTTTAGTAGCTCCATCCACTTATTAGAATAAATAATAATATGGAAAAATCAACTGGTATGTTTGCTTTATATTTTAAAAAGCTTATCATGGAGGATATTACTGCTGGAGATGCTGGTGTAGGAAGTAGTGATAGTGGATTTTCCTCTACAAACATTAAATCTGGGGATTTTTACGCTCCTGGTGATGCAAGGGTTCCTAAAGCACTTGGTAAAGTACAACAACGTAGTACGGGTCCTAAAAAGAAAAGGAAGAAAAAGAAGAAGATCAAGAAGATTCGGCTTTCGGATGAGAGTGAGGAGTCTAAAGTAACAATGGTTAAGGATATCTCTAACTATATGTAGGAAATGAATTTAGGTCACTGGACATGTGTGGAACAATGGAGTGAATTGCCATTTGGGTTTGTTTATATAATTACAAACCTTTCAAATGGTATGAAGTATATTGGTAAAAAACAAATAGTAAAGAAATCTAAAAGACCTCCCCTTAAAGGTAAAAAACGTAAAAGAATTATAGTCGGGGAGTCTGACTGGAAAACTTATACAGGTTCTTCGGATAGACTGAATCAAGATATTGAAGCTTTAGGTAAAGATAAGTTTACGTTTAAGATTATTAGGAGTTGTGGTAATAAAAGTGAACTAGCTTATATGGAGACATTTTATCAATTTCAATCAGAAGCTCTTATACGTGAGGATTACTATAACGGTATTCTAAATATACGTATAGGCAAGGTAAATTTTACACAATCTCCCCCAAAACTCTTGCTAACTTAACTTATGTTCCTATAATTCGATGAAATAAATAAGAATGTAGGGTAATGCCAGTAAATACGAGTAAGACTGAATTGAGGAGTTATTTTGATATAGATAATAATGTTGAATATATCAATCTAAAACCATATTTAGAGCACTCACATCAAAAATATAACTATTTTCTTGTTGATAATGAATTAATTAAACTCAAGCAACGTGAAAAGCAAAAACTAGGCATACATTTTATATTAAATGAAATTTTACTTATTTGTAAAATGTCAAAACGTAAAAAATGCTTTTATTATCAAGTAGGCTCGCAGTTTGTTGAAGAACAAAAATTAGTTAAGTGTATTTTTAAGGTACTTCCTTCACAAATTATTTATAATCACTTAGAGTTTGATGATTTTTTACTAGCACAACGTGAATATGAGAGCTTTACACCGGTTGACACTAGTAAGATATCTTGGAAACGATTTAAATCATTTCTTGTAAAAAATGATCTTACGGTAATCGAAAAAAAATTTACTAAAGATATTAACGTTAAATTGTCGCTTATACATTAAATAAATGTATGAACAGGTTTCTTGAGCTAGTTGAAGAAAATACACCAGATTTAAATTTAGATGAAAGGATAGCTGCAAAGAGAGCTGTGCAGCGCTGCTTAATGGACAAAGACATTAGGTGTGATGCTGATCAGAAATCCGATAATGTCATTATACATTTACCAGACGGCCGAGCTGTTAATCTTGAAGTTATTGATTTCATTGATACAGAAGATGATGAAATGGATGATATGGCGGCTGCGGAACTCGCCATGGGCGCTGCTGAGAAATTTAAAGCTGTAGCCAATCCTGAATCAAGGGGTGCAAAAAAAATGGATAAAAGTATAAGTAACTTAGTTACTGTTGTATCTAACAAAATTAATAAAATTGCCAAAAGTATAAAATAATATGAAGACTTTAAATATATTTAAAAAATACGAATCTTTATATAATGAAGATATAGATAGTCCGGATGCAGCAGATATCGCAGAAATACCTGCTGATGATCTCGAACCGCAAGTGGATATGATGACCTCAGAAGGTGAAAAGTATCTTGTTGAGCTTCTTGTTAAAGCTTTTTTACATGCGCCAGATGAATCAGGAGCTGCTACAGCCAAAGAACTTCAAGGAATGGTTAATGAGGATCCTAAGGGGGTTGCTTCAGCAATTAGTAACTTAGTTGAAATGGGTGATGGTGAAATGAAGGAAACACTTGCAAAGGTATAAGGAACTCTAATACAATACATTTATGGATAGCAAAATTACAGCTCTTTACTTGAAGATGCTCCTTGAGGATGATCAGCAGCAGTTGTTTAGAACAATGTCTGGTGGTAAGAATAAAGGAGATGAGGTTGCAATCTCAGCTAAGGATCAAGAGACTGGTAAGTTTGATGTTGAAGATAACCCAGATCTTAAACTAGACGAGCAAGATATGGCTGACTTTGCTGCTCTTGATTATGCTGACCAAGTAAGGGTTAAGAAGTATATACAAGGTAAGGCAAGTCGTGAAGGTGTTAAATCAACATTTAAAGGTCAAGATGGTGAGATTGAGCAAGCATATAGACTTCTTATGAGTTCAGATATGACCGGTGATGAGGTTGAGAGTGTTATTCAAGATGTTAATGCTAACAAGGCTGTAGATAGTCAGAAGCTTTCAACAGTCGGTAACTACGCTCCATTGGATATTTTTGGTAGTGAGTCTGATTGGGAAGCATATCAGCAACTAATGCCTGTTGGTGTTGGTAAACTTCAGCAAGGGCCAGGTGAGGTCGCTTTTTCAATGTTATCTAAAGATGTGGATGAGCAAACCAAGGGTGATATTAGTATTAACGGTGAGTTGTATGAGCTTAAGTTAAATGGAGGTCGTATTAGTGATAAGGCAGGTCCTAACCCTGATTCAATAAAAGAGATTTTAGTTACATATTTAGGTGATAATATCATGAAATACTTTGAGCAGAAGCAATCCCTTAATACAACAGAGTTTGTAAGCTGGGTTAACAACGCTAAAGCGCAAGGCTTAGATACAGATCAAATGGTTAAGGAAATCTATTCTGAAATTCTTAGCCCGGAGTATGGTGAGAAGATGGCTCAAGCCTTTAAAGATAATCAAGTTGATCCTCAATCGGTACTTAAAGCATTTAAGAATCACAGCTTTGAATACTACAAGTCAACTAAGACTGGTGGTGAAGGTGCATGGAATAAGTTGATAGGTATTAATACAAATCATAAAAATGGTTCAGTTGCTGTTGTCGAGACCGGTGAGCAGTTTGCTAACACCCCAATGCAGACATCAAACCCTGCTATTGTTAGAACCAAATCAGGAACTCGAGAGAATTACATTGAATTTAAACCACTTCAAGGATAAGGAACTCCGATATAATTAAATAGAACAATGATTAGCTTTAAAAAATATTTTATAACTCACGGTCTTTTAACGGAGGCTAAGGCAAATACCCATTTAACTCACCTTGAAGAGCTTGTTCTTACGCAAGGTGAAAGGGGATATGGTGTTGCGAGAGGTTTTATTGCTGATTTACTTTCTCATCTTCAAGGAAAATCTAAGAGAAAGGTTAATACTTCTGTTAAATGGGACGGTGCTCCTGCAATCTTTGCCGGTAAGCATCCAGAAACCGGTAAATTTTTTGTTGGAACAAAGTCTATATTTAATAAAGATCCAAAGATCAACTATACAGATGCTGATGTAGAAATGAATCATGGACATGCTCCTGGTTTAGCAGATAAGCTAAAGAAGGCTCTCAAGTATCTACCTAAATTAGGTATCAAAGGTATACTTCAAGGCGACTTTATGTTTGATTCCTCTTCATTACAACCAATGATGGAAGATGGAGTCAAACATATTACCTTTAAGCCTAATACAATACGTTATGCTGTAGAAGCTGATACTGAATTTGGTAAAGAAATTGGTAACTCTGTATTTGGAATTGTATTCCATACCGGTTATAGCGATCTTAACTCACCACCTCAATATAATATCTCTGTCAAAGGTCTTAATAAGATTCCAGGTGTATGGGTTGATGATGCTGTCTTTACAGATACAACCGGTACAGTTACTCTCGATGTTGATGAGGCAAAGCAAGTAAAGGATTTGCTTAAAACAGCAGATAAAATTAAAGTTAACTATAAGGATCTACCTTCTGATCTTCTTAACATCTATACTAACTCTGAAATTCAACAAGGTAAATACTTAGAAGATTCAGAGATGTCATTTAAGAAGTTTATTGAATGGTTTAAGGGTCGTAAGGAGAAGCAAGTGGCAAAACTTAAGTCTCAAGCTGGTAAAAAGCGCGCTATAGAGGCATTTAATAAGAAGCTTGCAGAGATCAAGGCACAAGAAAAAGATATTGTAAATATCTTCAAGGTTAGTAGGTTGCTTTCTCAAGCAAAGCAAATTTTTGTTAACAAATATAACAACGCTGTATACAATACGAAGCACTTCCTCGATAATGAAGATGGTACTCTTAAGACAACAGCACCTGAAGGTTATGTTGCGGTATCAAGAGCAGGGGATGCAGTAAAACTAGTTGATCGTTTAGAGTTCAGCCGTGCTAACTTTAGTGGTGGTCAATCTTCAACACCTATTACCAAATGAAAACGTTTAAGGAATTTTATGAAGACGGAGAGCACCTAAGAGACAAAGAGAGAATAGCTCTTATGCCTGGTGGTTATAAGCCACCCACAAAAGGTCACTTCTCAGCATTTTTATATCTTTTAGAAAACGCTGACAAAGGTATTGTTGTAATTGGTAACAAGGACCGTGACGGTATTACGGCTGAGCAGTCAAAAGCTATTTGGGATATATATGCAAAATATTCTAATAAGCCTGTTGAAGTGATGCTTGCGCCTATATCTCCAGTAAAGTCTGTTTATGATTATGCAGATGAAAATAAAGAGGTTGAAATTATTGTAGGTGCAGGTGATAAAGACGAAGATGTAAAACGCTATTCATACTTTGAAAAGAATGCTGATAAGTACCCTCTTGTAAGTGTTACAAAGATTCCTTTACAAGCAGAAGGTATTTCGGGTACTAAAACAAGAGAGTTAATTGCTAATAACTTAGACGAAGCAATTAATTACTTTGTACCAGAAGAGTTATCTGAAACGGATAAAGATGCTATAAAATCTATCCTGACAGCATAAATATATGCATGAAGTCTAAACTTAATGATGCAAGTTTAATTGCTGAAGCCTATTCACAAATTTCACCGAAACTATCAGCAGAAGAGATTAAGGCAAATCAACTTAAGAAGAT